GAGAGTCTGATGAAGTACGACCATTCTGACGTGGCCTGGTCCAGCCTAAATGATGACGTGAAGCGTCGGTTGCAGGAGGCTATGAACGCAGCCTATAAGGTGTTTGGAGTTAAGGGGTTGAAGCCCAAACCACTGAATGAAGTGGCTGTGGAGCCCTCTTCACCAGGCGCCTCATGGCGGTTATATGGCCGATCCGGCAAAAGAACCGACTTTAGCGTCTACGCTGAAGGTCTAGCTCGTGCGGAGATAATCTTCCGTAGAGCAATGCGGCGTAAACAACCCTTCTGTCAGTTGGCGCCCTGCTTGGCTTATCTGCGGACGCAATTGGCAAGGCGTGGCAGTCCGAAGGTAAGGTTAGTCTGGGGCTACCCTTTCGAAATCAATCTTATAGAGGGTAGTTTTGCTGAACCTTACCAGGAGGTACTTCTTTCCCGCAATGCGCCATTGCTCCCACGGACTAAAAGGTGGATATCAATGGCGCTGGATCACGTGAAACGGAGTGGAACACCAGTTGGACTTGACTGGTCACGGTTTGATTCAACCGTTCCTAGGTTCCTAATCCGTTTCGCGTTTGGCATCATAAAGAAGGCGTACGGAGCCGAATATGAAGGAGTGCTTGAAATGTTAGAGCATTACTTCATCTTCACGCCGATCATGATGCCGGATGGTAGGACATTCGTCAAGAGAACAGGCATACCATCAGGGTCTAGGTTCACAGCGCTTATAGGTTCGATCGTGAACTGGGTTCTGATTTATGCCATGACTAGGGGTGAGGCGCGTCAGCTCCACACTGTAGGAGATGATAGTCTCTTCGCATTACCCTATACGGATCATAAGATCCGCAGAATGCTTGACGAATGGAAGAGCTTTGCTGCGGCCCTAGGAATGGTCATCAACCCCGATAAAACTGAGATTGGGTCTGATGTTAAGTTCCTAGGTCGTAGACAAAGGTATGGCTCGACCTACCGAGATCCCGGGATACTTCTGCTCCATTTTATGTTACCCGAAATATCTGGGGACAAAATGGAGGAGAGGCTCTTGGG